CGATTGTTTTGTTAGTCAGAGTCTGACCGTCTGTAGTACCAACAACAACCCCCGCAGGAATTGCTTTTTGAGCAGCCGAACCGTCAATGTTGCCAGACCCGTTTGAAACAACAAAACTAGACGCTGCAATGCCAGAAAGCGTGTTGTTGTCTGCACTAATAGTCTTGTTAGTTAAAGTCTGTGTACCTGTTAAGGTAACAGCATCACCCCCATTACCACCTACTTGAGCGTAAACTTCCCATGTCGTACCACTGTAAACAAATTGTACAGAAACACCGTCAATGTTTAAGTTTAAGTCAGAGGCTGCCCCCTCAATGGTTGAGCCGTTACGACCTGCTATACAGTTATTAGTCCCAAAAGCACCACCAGCATCAGCAATAACTACTTGGTCTCCAACGGATGGACTTGCTGGAAGAGTAACAGTAAAAGCACCGCCGTTAGTATTTGCAAGAACACCTTCTAAATTTTTAGTAGTGTAGTTAGCTGTTTTGGCAACATAAGCAACTCCACCGGAAGCAGAAGCGACTTTAGCTACTGCGGCTCCAGCACCCGCGCCATCAGCGTAAAGCATTTGAGTAGCTGTTGTAGCTATTTCTACTGTAGCACCAGAGCCTTGCTTAATAATAATCGCCTGACCACCAGTAGTTGCATTTTCAACAATCCACAACTTATTAATAGTATTTGGGCCAAGCGTTACCGTTCGTGTAGCCGTAAGAGAACCCGCCGAGGTAATCTTTAAATATAGCCCACGAGTAGCATCAGCAGTGCCGTCAGGCATAGTGAAGGTTTGATTAGCATCGCTAGACAGTTGTTTTGTGCCGTAGCTAAAACCGTCGGTAATTAGCTCAAGGTTAGTGTTAGTACTGGTTCCCCATGTACCGTCCTCATCACCTGTAGTAATCTCTTTTAATCGTAGATTGTTTACATAAGTTGCCATAATTTAGTCCTATGCTGCTGTGTCTATGTCTACCCAGTTAGGGGTTTGTGAACTGTCTACTCCAACCCAGTTCGGTGTTTGTGAAGTATTTATTGCAGTCCATCCCGATCTTGTTACTGTTCCTATCTGCCCTGTTCCAACTACTCCGATAGGATAGACATTCGCACTACTCGTAGTTGTTACGTTTCCTACTGACCCCGCCCCTAACACGCCCGTTAAGCCAAATTGTACAGCGGGTACTACAGTTCCTATTGCTCCAGTGCCGACTATTCCGGTTACTGCTACGTTTCTATCGTACGCAGGGGTTACAGTTCCTACTGCTCCTGTACCCGCTGTCCCACTTGGTATGGTAAATACACTACCTATACTAAATGAAACTGTGCCTATTGCGCCTGTTGCAGAGACACTGGGTACAGTTAGAACAAGACCGTAAGCAGGGGTAACAGAACCGACTTGTCCAGTCCCTACTACTGAAATGTCATTAGCACCCCAGCCGCCCTCACCCCATCCACGAGCGCCCCATGTTGCACCTAGATGTAAAACTTTAGAGGCTTCTCCACCCCATCTGTTAAACCCCCAAGGACGTTGACCCCATCCGCTCATGGCACTTCCCTACTTAAGCAATACGGATAATAGCTGCCGCAGCACTAGCAGTGGGGAACTGTATCTGGAAATCACCGGAACTTACTGTCTGATCGCCACCAAAGCTAAGTACCGCACACGCAGAATTAGAATCGCCTGTGTCATAAATCAAAGCACCTGATGTAGTGAAACTAGAAGAAGTCCACGTTACAGAACTAAAGTTAGTGATCGCCGTTGTACCGTCGGCTGTAGGCGTAACAGAGGTAAGTAACTTGCCCTGCTGTGTGTATCCTGTAGCAGTGGGTAACTCGTCACTACCCATCTGAGAATAGTTAGTAGTCGCTGCACCAAATGTACCACTGCCTGAAGCAGTAGCTTTGAAAAGCGCCATTTTAAACCGAGTGCTTCCCGCCGTAAAATTGTGTAAACCCTTCATCAACTCAACTTTGAACGATGTGGGCATTGCAGTTGTGATTGTAATTGCCATGTTAGACCTCTAGTAGTTTCACTAATTCTGGATGCCCCGCATCCCGAAAACGGTTGGTTAATGTGGTGTTGTGAGAAGCCACTGCCTGACGTAAGTAATTAAGCATTACACCTCTGATGTCATCTCTAAATGCTTCTGCTTGCGCCTGTATAACAGGGTGTGAGTTATTCCCAATGGAGATAACCTCGTTTATCGCATGTTCAGCCAGCTCTTCGGGGGTAAATCCGCGCCCTGAAACTGCTGAAGTTGTTGCTATTCCTACTTTTACTCCACCTACTGCACTTAACATAAATTATCCTATCTAACTGGTACGCGAACAACGCCATTACGATAAGCGTCGGTTTCTAATTTGCCATCGCCTAAGTTTTTCAACAGCGTCAAAGCGTCAATATACATTTTTTCATACAGCGCCACCATATCAGCTTCACCTTTCTGAAACCGTATTGCTTGAACCAAAGCCCCATTTAATAGAGCAGAATCAAACTGATCGCCTAACCACGTAGTGCCAGCGGTAACAATACTGGTAGGGTATTTACCATAATGCAACTCAGCAACATACGTAACATTAGGCGTTGGCCCTACGATAAAACTAGTCTGACTAAAGATACCATAATGCTGTGGTCGTCCTTGTGTAGCTGCAACAGGGTAAGCTTCTCGTATAAAACTAGGGTCTTTGTTAATTAAATAATGGTACTGAGCACTAGTAGGGTCAATAACCGCTAAAGAGTACACATACAACATTCCCGTAGGCATTGTAAGGTACTGATTACCGCCAGTTATATTACCCGTCTGATTTGCACGTAACGCAGGAAGGTCAACCGAAGAAAAAATAAGTTGTTCTGCTTGCTCAGTAAACATAGCCAACTGATCGTCCGTAAACGTCTGTTCGCATACATCCTGTATGTTTGCTTTAAGTTCGGTGTAGTTCACCTAAAACTCCCTACGCCATTGGCCCACGAGCCATAGTACCTTTGGTTGCTGCACCCGTGCCACGTATCTTTATACCGCTTGTTTTTACAGGAGCGGAAGATTGCTCTGGCGAGTTAACAGTAGTGCCGGGATCGTACTCTTTAATTCCACCCATCTTGTGTATCTTCATTCCTTTTTCTTTAGCCATTTTAGTTCCCCATCCCACTGTGGTTTGTACAGTAATAATATAGAAAAGGTGCGCCTACAGGTACTGTAATTTGTGTGTAAGCTCCTGCGTTTCCGGGTACTCCGTTGGTAGTTACCCCAGAAGTATATTCAACACCGCCAGCATGTGTACCGTTAGGAGTACTAGAGAATCGCAATGGGTGTCCTCCGTTCGTCCCTGCCGACTGGTCAAACTTATATGTGTTACCCACACTTAGTTCTAGCATTGGGGTTACAACTCCATCAACATAGTACTTGTTCCCTGTCCCATAACGGTTTGTTCCTGTCGCTACCGTTATTGTGTACGTGGTAGATACCACCACACTGACTAATCCTATATGCCCAAACGCAAAGAGTGGGTCTACTGGCTGTAATCTCGCTCGACTTGCAGGATAACCTGTAAAGTCTGGTCTTGGATCTCGTATTGCCTGTGGATCATTTATTACAAATGTCCCTAAACTTAACTGCGGCTGGTCAGGGTTCCAACACTCTGGACAAGCCTTAATTCCTGTAACCACTGCCTTAATAACCAGAGGTTTTAACTGCCGTAGCCTATACTGAAACCCACATACGTCGCACTCTGCTAACGCATTTTGACCTGATGCAAATTTCTGGCTCATAGTTACCTAGGTCCATACAAGCGAGGTATAAGCATTTCAGAAGCCTTTTCTCTATCCTCTCCCGCAGCTAACGTATACTGTTCATCATACTGTGCTTTGAGCATTTCTAGCCGTGCCATGCCTTCCGGTAGCTTAGTAGCCAAGTAGTATGCTAGACCTGCTACAAGCGCAGGAAAGAAACGAAAAGGCATATCGGCTGTGTTAACGCCCGTCCCTGCATCATCAATACGTTTAAGACGGTAGTATCTAAGCACATAATAAGGTTCAAGCGCCGTACCTTGGTTTGGTACAGGCCATACGGTAATCTGCGGATTGTCTGTCTTACGATCAACCCATGCTTGTATAGGGCGACCCTGAGTTAACTTATTAGGTATAGAAGAATAAGTATCTACACTGATACGTGAAAGATTCAAGTCAGTCTGAGTAACTGCATTGCCCTCACTGGTGCGAATAAACTGCTCTATTAAATCAATAGTATTAGCGGGTAGGTCATAAGTAGCTGTGCCTTGAACAAGGTTTACAAAACCCTCCTCAATGGTCCACATATTAACGCCACGATTAGCCCACTCAATGGTCAGTAGGTTCATAGAACGACGCGCTGTGCGTAGATCATAGCCAGAGTGTAGCTCCCTACCGGCACGTTCAAACGCTTCTTCAGCGATCTCTGTGAACTCCATATTAAATGTAGTAGTACCCGATACAGCCATTACTTACCCCAACTTTGCCGTGCAGTAGCTCTTGCTTTAGTAGATAAATCACCATAATGAAACAGTTTCTTAGAAGCTTTAGTCATCGTCTTCCCTGTCATTACTGTTCCATCGGGGTGTCTATGCGTACCCCCTCTATGGGGCTTACCATCTTTGAAGTAGTGCATTACACCTTTAGCCATTACTTCTTTCTCCTTTTTAACGGAGTGACTCGTTTAGGTTTACCTGCTGGTTGACCTAGACGTTTCTTCTGCGCTACACGAGACTTCTTCTCTGCCGCTGTCATTTCACCCGATGTCTTAGGCGTTTTACTAGAAACCCTCTTTGTGCGCCTACAGTACGGCGTTCCTCGTTTGTCTCCTTTCTTGCGCCCACAGGCTTTACCTGTCTTTACGTCCTTCCAGTCTTCCTTGAACCAA